TTATGCGTATGTCTTGAAATTCGCGCCGATGCTGCTGTCATATAGCTGGGCGGATTGGAGCATCATGAAATAGCCCTCTTGCTGGAGATCTTCGACTTCCATACCGCGTGCTTTGGCTCCGCGTCTGATGTGTTCGCGCCGCCATTCTCGCCAAATTACGTAGCAGATGATCCCCTTGGTTTGCTCGTATAGCTTCGGTGCCAGAGAGAGGTCGCCCTTCTTTATCATGTCGACGATCTCCTCGACGCTCTTTTCTGTTTCTTCGTGCCCCATCCATTCACCTCCTCGGAAGATAGCAGAACAGGAAGGGACCCGCGATTGGGCCGCCCTCCGTTCCACTATGCTATTTCTGCCCCTTACGCTTGCGCGCCCTCCGTCTGGCCTTCTTTCTCTATTTCAGAATCAGGTGCCAGAAGGATGACGGGACGAAGTTCGGATGCGGAGAGCTTGGGGTCGGCATTTACCCTGACCGTGCCGTCGCTTTTGATTGTGAGCATTTCGTCAAGTTTTTTTGTGCTGGCCCTCGTCAGCGTCCAGAACTCTGCGTGAGTCTCGCCTATAATGTCTGAGTGCTTCTGGTACTGGCTGAGGCTCAGGAGCGCGATGGTGTCCTCAGAGGTCGAGCTGCCACTGCCATCGAGGGCGGTCAGGTCTATAGTCATCTCGAGAAGCTCTGCGTGTTGCTGTTCACTCCGACTTAAAAGCTCCGGAAGGAAGGCGTGCCGGAGCACGTAGCGGGCGAGGCTATTTTTCCAGATGGAAAGATCTTTTCCCCGGCGAGTGCTGAGATTGGCAAACGGCCGACGCTTGAGTAACTCCGGCACGCTGTCCAGCAGAGCATAGGTTCCTCTGTCCGTCGGTTCAATAGCGAGCCATCTGAGGCCGGAAAAGCTAAAGCACTCTCCGCGCTGGATTTCAGACATTTTCATGATGCAGTCGCCCCCTCATCGACGATTTTGAGTGCCTTTTTGCGTTTGCTTGTAGAGGCTGGCCGCGTCAATAGCCGCCCTTTCTGCGTCGGTCAGCTTCCTGCCGAGGGCAATCTGGCGCAGTAGCTCAAAGCGCTGACGCTCCTCTTCAGTGGCAGTTGCCGGCGGCTTTAGGGCGAGAATGTACGCTTCGCGCTGCTCTTTGCTCATGTGCTCCAGTCTCCTCAATTCGTGCATGGTATCTCCTCCTTATCCTTGGTAGTAAATGCGCGCGCGGGTATCTTCGTCGAACACAAGGCCGGTAATATTGCCGAACGTTCCGGACGGGTTAGAATACTGCGCATTTTTTTCTGTTGCGAAGCAGTTGCAACTGGGCTCTTTTCTGGTCGTGCGGCGGTCATCACCTGTCTGCGTTTTGATCGTCAGGTCGACGGGCCTTTCCGTGACCACTCGGATCCAGCTCAATCTCTCGTACCCGAGTTTCGCGATGACATTCTCGCCGGCTTTTGCGTCAATCCACGCATCGCCGGGAATATTTACTTTAATAATACTCATGGTGTTGCCTCCTTTGGCTTTTGTCCTGTTTTTCTATGCTTTGGCTCTGACTCTTGTCGGCATACTCTGCCGCTTTCCTATCGTAGTGCAGAAGGCGGGGGCAGGAGGGGAGTCTCGGGCCCGCCGGATAAGCTGCCGGTGATTGCTTGGTTTCTCGAAAGTTTTACAGTCGCAACGCTCACCGGGGTCAAGGTGGCTCCCGCAGTCTGGACAAACACGGTAATAACTCATTCTCTGTTCACCCCCTTCCGTTGCCGTATCGGCCTGAACAGATCCCGCTCCCCCTTGGCCCGATAGCGCTGCCGTAGTGCCTGATATGGGAGGCCGGCCGCCTCTGCTGCCTGCTTCAGGGGCATTTTCTTCCCGGCGTATTCGACCGTGATGCAGGTACTTCGGTTGTTGTTCTGCTCCGATCTGGTAGCCCATCGGCAGTTTTCCGGGGTGTAGTCTCCGTCGTTGTCTATGCGGTCTATGGTTAAGCCTTCAGCGTAGCCACTGTCAGCAGCCCACTTCGCGAAGGCGTCGAAGCTGCTCCACTCGGGGCAGACGTGGATCCCGCGGCCCCCGTATCTGTCAAAGTTTTTGTGCCGTGAATTGCTGCATCGGTCGTGCATATTGCGGAACACCTTGAGGAGCTTGTGTGCGGGAGGCTTTGATTTCCCGTTCGGGCAGTCTGGCCCGCAGCGCTCAGCTCCTCCGTGGACAACATCGAGCTCGAAGGCAAGAAAGCGGCGGCCGCATGAGCATCGGCAGAGAACGACCGGCTTCCCGTTGACCGTGCCGGCCTTGCCGATGACCGTCCGATCGACGCTCGGCTGCCCGATCATCTTGCAACTAATCGACGGGAACAGGATCCCGTGCCCGCGCGGCCCGCCAATCTCCGACACCGGGACGCTGGCGCCTCGGATGGCTGCGTCGCTCCAGTCCGGCCACTCGATTAACTTCCCGGCGTCCGATCCGACCGTGGAGGCCCTGAGCTTGATGTGTGCGCCGATGATCTCCAGCGTCTCGAGCTGATGCCGCTTCAGGGATTTCTCTATCACGGTGGTCGCTGCCCGTTGCTGGACGTCTCGGAGTCGCCGGTTGTTCTCATCAATAAGGGCGAGAAGCATCTCCTCGCTCTCTGAAGGAAACGCCAGATTCGGGTTAATCCTCCAGCTATCGGCGTTTATCGCGTCATTTGCCCACTGTGTCAGCTCGTTATACATGCTCATCATCAGCCGGCTTGAAGCCCTTGCCCCAGTCTCGGCCGGAGCTGTCGGGCTGTTCAGGATCTCGCTGATTTTCTGCACCTTCGTTCACCTCCTCGTTGTCCCAGTAGCCGCCGTTGAGCCATGTGCTCGGGTTCGGTATGTAGCGCCCGTTCTCCCGGTGCCACTGGTCGCTCCGCTTCTGAGCGTCGACCGCCTGCATGATCCTCTCGTGGAGCTCAGCGGTGGGCTTGATCTTGTTCCACGCCTTCAGAGCGTACTGCTTGCCGGTCTTTTTCGGGTAGGCTTTCCAGAACTCGAGAAATCTGGCCTCGACGAGCGACTTCGTGCCGCCGTCGCTCCCCTCGTCAGAGGGGGAAGGGGGTGTATTACCTTCTCTTGTCTTATCTTCTCTACTCTGGTCTACTCTGCCTCCGGCTTTCTTGCGGCTGTTTGCCGGTCGTCCGGCGGTCGGCGTTGGGTCGTCCGGCGAGGCGTCGGCAGACGCCGCAGCAGCGGCCCGGCGACTGCGGGAGCGCTCTTTCTCGGCTTGCCGCTGGTCGATCAGCTTGCCGGCGTACTCGTACCAGTCGTGGATCTCGAGCGTCCCGTCCTCTTTTTCGTCGATCCAGCCCGCCCGGATCAGCGTTTTCGCCAGCTTTTCGGGGTCTCCGTCCCACTGAGCGGCCCGCGAGATCATGCGCGGCGTGATGTCCGAGAGGCTGCCGGTCGGGGCATTGTCGAGGGCCCACAGCCAGAACGAGACGAGCAGCCCCATCATGTGCGGCGGCTCGACTTCGAGCTGGTCAGCAGCGTCGAACAGTTTGCGGTGATCCTTGAGTGTCTGATGCACTTGCAGCCATGCCACGGTCGTCACCTCCTTTCTGTGGTCGTTGGTTTGTGGCCTGTTTTTGGTCGTCCGCCGGTCGTCCGGCGGTCATGTTAAAAGGGAAGGTTGCCATCGTCCTCGATCTCCGTGAAGTCGCTGGAGCCCTCAGAGTAGCCCGGATCGGCGAAGTCGCTGCCGGAGCTCTGGCCGCCGTCCTTCTTGCTGTCGCAGAAGTGGACGGAGTCGACCGTGATCTCGACGGCCTTGCGGCGGTTGCCGTCCTTGTCCTCGTAGCTGCGGCTGGTGAGCTCGCCCTCGACGAGGACGAGGCGGCCCTTGCTCAGGTATTTGCAGACGAACTCGGCCTGTGCGCGCCATGCGACGCACTCGATGAAGTTGGTGATCTTCTTGCCGTCCTTGGTCTTGCGGCCGGTGTCGCTGGCGAGGGTGAAGCTGGTAATCGCCGTGCCCTGCTGTGTGTACCTGAGCTCAGGGTCGGCGGTTAGACGGCCTTGGAGGCCGGTGTGGTTATACATTAGGCGTTTCCTCCTTGCTGGTTATGCTGTGCGGCCGCGTTGTCGAGGGACGTGCAGATCTCGTCGTACTCTTGGCGGGTCAGTGTGGCCGGGTCCTGCTTTTTGTACTTCTCCACGATCCGGGCGTTGGTGCGCTCCTTGGTCATTCCCGCGGCCTCTGCCTTCTTGTAGAGGCGTGCGAGCTGCGCGTCGCTCAGACGGCCGGAGCCCTGCCCCTGACGGCCCTGTGCGGCCTGCTGGCGGCCTCCAGCGCCGGATCCTTTGCCCTGTGCGCCGAAGTCACTGTTGTCGGGGTCGTCCTCGCCTTGGTCGACGGTGAACTTCTCGAAAAGGTAGTATTTCAGGGCGTAGGTGTGGGCCGCGCCCTTGGCTTTGGCGGGGTCATCGTTCCAGCCGACGGCGTGGACGGTGGCCTCGATGGTCTCATCATCGTTGTCGAGGTTCAGCCAGCGGATCGTCAGGTCGGCCTCGTAGAGGAACATGAGCTTGTCGCCGTTGCGGGTCTTGGTCTGCATGGTGATCCAGTAGACCGGGTCGCCGTTCTCTGCGTGGCGGGTGGCCTGCTCGCTGATGACGTCGAAGTCGACGCCGAGCTCGTTCATTATGGGGGTGATCTTCTCCCACACGTCGTAGATCTTGGCGTACTTGTAGCTGACGCCGTCGCTGTGCTGCTTCTTGACGATCTCCGGGCAGGCTTTCCGCATTTCGACGAGCTTCTGCCGGAGCGTCAGGCAGGCGGCTTCAGGAGGGGCCGCAGCAGCGGCCGCCTCGGTTTTCTTGGTTTCTGCCATATCGGTGCCTCCTTACACGTCGACCGTGAAGATGCCCGGGGTCTCGTAGACGGTGACGCCCTCCACGATCTCGCCGGTCTCGGTCAGCGTTGCGATGTCGCCGGTGTAGCTGAGCAGCTTCTTCAGATCGGCCCAGCGGGTTGACTCCTCGACCTTTACGAGCTCGCCGTAGCCGTTGGCCTTGAGCCACGGCACCAGCTTGGTCTCGTCGAGCTTGGTCTTGGTGGTGCCCTTCTTGAAGGTCAGGGTGCCGGAGAGGAGGCGGTACTTCTCCGTCGTCTTGGTCTCCTTGTGGGGGACGGTGGCGAAGAAGTCGGCCAGACAGCTCGTGAGGTACGAGGTGCCGTTTTCCATGCGCTTGCGGGCGGCGGCGACTTTTTCGTTGATGGCCGCGATCTGCTCGTCGGCCAGAGCCTTCAGGCGGTCGTACTCGCTGCGCTCGTCGGCGATCTTGCGGATGGCCCAGTCGGCACAGCGGTCGTCAGTGATACGGAACGGGGCACGCTCGCCCTCTGCGACGGTGCCGAGGTCGACCTGCTCCAGCTCGTCCAGCGTGGCAGCAGGCAGCAGCTCGGGCTCCTGTGTGGTGGTGGCCTCGACGTCTGCCTGCTCGGCAGCGAGGGCCGCGGTGGTCTTATCGCTCATGTTGTTTCTCCTTTCTGATGGTGCTCGGCGGCTCTGGCGGCCGCGAGCTTGCTGTATTGTTCGTTTATCTCGATCCCGATGTACTGCCGGCCGGTTTTCGCGGCCGCAGCCAGCGTGGAGCCGCTGCCGGCGAAGGGATCGAGGATCAGGGCGCCGGGGATGGTGGTAGCTTCGATGAGCTGCTCCAGCAGCGCCACGGGCTTCTCGTTGGGGTGGGTGAGGCTCTGGTTTCCGACCTTGGCGCAGGCGATCAAGTCGTCCGGCCGTTTTCCCGGGAGCTCGTAGCGTCCCTTGGTTGCGAAGATGATGGCCTCATATCGCGGGGCAAAAGATCCTTTCAAGTCTCCCATGCCGTGCGCCTTTTTGTCCCACACGATGACCGACTTGACCGTCAGGCCAGCGAGACGCAGCGCGTCGATGAATACCTGCTGAACGTCCCAGCGGGTAAAACAGAGTACCCCCCCCCCGCGTTTCACGACTCTGGCGGCATCATAGATCCACCAGATAAACGGGGCCTTGTCGTTGGCGATTTTTGCGAGACGGCTGGCCTTTTCTTTTCGGCCGCTTTGGTAGTCGATACCGTAGGGCGGGTCAGTGATGACCATGTCGACGCTGTCGGCCTCCATGTCACGCAACACGGTCAGGCTGTCGCCGGTGATGACGGTGTTGGCTTGGATCATTTTTCAGCAGCCTCCTTTCTCTCGGTGACGTTGAAGGTGAGCATCACGCCGCAGGTGACAGGGGTGACGCTCTCGAGCTCGAGGTCGCGGCCGCTGCGGAGGTGCAGGGTCTCGCCCGGCTTCATTTCGGTGAGGTGTTTCATCTGGTACTCCTTTCTGCAAAGAAACGGTGCCCGCCTTCCTCGATGACGAAGATCTGGCTCTCGTGGAAGTCGCTGGTTACGAGGGCGGGGTTGTAGAAGTAGAGGATCGGCTCGTCCACGACGGTCTCGCCTCGGTCAAACACGGCCGCGACGGCGTCCTTGACGCGCTGCGTGGGATCCGGCCGGCTCTTGGTGTAGCTGTAAAGGACGACGGCCTCAGAGGGGTCGACGCCGCGCTTCTCGGCTGCGTTGAGGATGCACTGAGCGACGAGCATCTGGCCCTCGAAGGACTCCCCGCCGGCCTCGGCCATGACCACGCGCTCGACGACGTCGCGCTCGGCGTCGGTCAGAGGGTAGCGCACGGCGGGCTCGGTCGGCTCCACGGTCTCAGCGGCCGGTGCGGAGGTGTCCGGGATGTATGTGCCGACAGTGGTGGTCGGCGGCAGGATGTTGGTCTCCTGCTTGCTGCCGGCCGGGGTGGTGAAGATTGCCACAGAGATGCCGCCCAGCAGAAGGACGGCAGCGGCCAGCGTGGCAGCTCTCAGGGCTTTCCTCTTGGCACGGCGGCGCCGGCGTGTTATACTTGCGGTGCGGGATCCGTATGCTGGCAGGCTGCTGGATCTTCTCGCATGGGTCGCCCGGTCGCAACGGGCGGCCCTTTCTTTTGTGGTTTCCATTGGTTTCTCCTTTCACTGAGCCCGTGCGACGGTCAGATCACAGAGGGCGTGAGTGAGGTCGCTGAACTCGGTCTCTCGGACGGTGTCAGCGGTCAGCAGCACAAGGTAGTCGTTGTCGTAGTAGTCGATCTCGGGGTGCCGCTGCCGGTTTACTTCGTTTTTGTGGCGGGCGTAGGGCTCGGCACGGTTCCAGACGTCGTCAGGGATCCAGCGGTCGAGGCGATCCTCGACGCGCTCGCGCAGCTCCTCGCTCGTGATCGTGATCTCCGGTCTCATGCTGTCACCTCCGCGCCACGCGGGCCGGGAGCGTCTGCTCCGGGCGAGTCAGGCCCTTGCTGAAGCTCTGCAGCTCATATCTGACGCCCACGATCCGGCGGCCGCTGACGCCGTACTTGGGGTTGTAGCCGAACAGGTTGACGTAGCTGCCGAGATCCTCGCGCTCGTCGTCCATCGCCTTCAGCACCTCGAACAGGGCCAGCACGTCGTCGATGGCGCGATGGCTGTTCTGCACCTTGCCGGTGAGGTCGTAGGCGATGATCGCGTTGGCGAGCTTGTGCGGGTAGGCCCTGCGGTCTTTGTAGACCGTCAGGCTGTCCAGCCAGTCGATCCGGCCGACCTTCTGGCCGCGGAGCAGGCCACGGAGAAAACAGGCGTCAAACTGCGCATTGTGGGCGATCATCAGGGTCGGGCCGTTCTGCATGAGCTTGGCGATCTGGCCGGCTGCCTTGACCGGCTGCACGCCCTCGGTCTGGAGCCGCTCGTCGGTGATGCCGGTCAGGCTGACGATGTTCTCCGGGAGGGTCTCGCCCTCGGGCAGCTTGATGAAGGTGTCCATCTTGCCGGCGATCCGTAGACCGCCGGTGGCCGTGCGCTCCACGCGCAGGGCGGCGAGCTCGATGATCTGGTCGTTGTCGAAGTTGAGGCCGCTGGTCTCGGTATCAAACACGACGAGGGCCTTGTAGCGGTCGAACAGGGTGGAGAGGTTACTCATGCCGGGCCTCCTTCTCGCGGGTAGCTCTCAGGGTGCCGAGCATAAACGAGAGGGCTGTGGTCAGTTGATCCTCAGTGGCGAAGGTGCCGCCGAACTGCTCGGCCAGCGCCGCGATGATCTCGCCGGCGTGCTCCGGCGTGACGTCGTCGGTGGCTTCGTCGTCCTCGATGGAGATCAGGAGATCGGAGTCCAGATAACAAGCGGGGCGCAGGCCGACGTGGCCGTCGCAGGCGTAGAGCCCGCTCAGAGTGCCACCGGCGCTGACGCAGCGGGCGAGTGACTCGTAGCCGTTAGACTTCGTGCTGAAGGCGGTGGAGAGCCACCACCAGTCGTCTGCGTTGGGGATGACGTCGCGGTTGCGCCGGTACTGGTCGACCGTCAGCAGGAAGATGGTGACGGTGCAGGTGCCGTAGTCCTTCAGGCCGTCGTCGGTGGTCAGGTCGAGCTCCGTGGTCAAGAAGGCGTTGGGGCCGTTCACATCCTCGAGCAGGTTGTCGAGGTAGGCGCCGTTGAGGTATTCCTTGCTGCTGGCGGCGGCGAAGTTGTTGCAGTCGCCCTCGTCAAAGGCTCGGGTCTCGATGATGTCCTTGCTCAGGCAGAGTGCGCGGCCATCATCATTCTCCAGCAGGATCCAGCTCTGGCCGGCATAGTCGAAGGCCGTGCCGCGGGCGGCGTTCTTGAGTGCGATCTTTTTCATGGGGTTGCTCCTTTCGTTCTCTGCGGCCGAGCCTTCTGGCTGGCCTGAATGTTTGGCAGGGTCTCGCCGGCGCGGAGCCGGCTCTCACAGTGCGGGCAGATGTAGCCGGTGCGGGGGATCTTCTGGTAGATGCTGACGTTCCAGTCGAGCCCGCAGCCGACGCACTTGGCTGTCATGGGCCTCCACCTCCTTCCGCAGCCAGAGCCTCGAAAACGTAGCGCCGGATGCGGTTGCGGTACTTCTTCCGGGTTCTGGCTTTCTTTGCGTGGGCCGCGAGGTGCAGCCACTTCGGCGGCACTCCGATGGCCTTGGCCGATACCTTCCAGAACTTTTTGAGGGCAGAGAGCACGGCGTTGATGACCGGCTTCAGGGCCTCGGCCAGCTTGGCGGCGATTTCCCGCAGAGCGTCGGCCAGCTTCTCGAAGGCTTCGCGGGCCTGCTGCATCTTCTCACGATCGGCGAGCGTCATGCTGCCGGCGTAGACGTAGGGGCTCAGCTCGTCGTCGCCTCCGTCGGTCAGACGCTCACAGAACGGGAGGCCGGCAGCTTCGGCAGCCTTGCGGCCCTCCTCGAGGGCGTCCCGGCCTTGCGTGACTTCGCAATAGTCTGCGAGGCGGTTGCGGCCGCCTTCGTAGTGCCAGCGGATCCCGGCGGCGATCTCGTCGATGGTCATGTCCTCACCGAAGTGGCCGCAGTAGTAGCCGTTGACGATGACGGCGTCCGGGTCTGCCTTCAGGATCCCGATGGCGTCGTTGAGGTCGTCAGTCTCCCACTCGCCGTTCCAGATGTCGCTCCAGATCGTCAGGGCGTTCCACGAGCGGCCGGTGCGGTACACGATTGTCCAGCCGATGCCGTCGCGGATCTCCGCGGCGAAGTCTCGGGCGATGTCTCTCAGTGCTGCCATGCTGGCGCCTCCTCTCTGGTGATGTGCACGACGGTGACGAGGTCGTCGATCTCGTGCTTGGTGGTGTATGTGTCCCGCTCGTCGAGCCCGATGTGCCGCAGCAGCGTCTCGGGCCCGTCCAGCAGGAAGGCGGTGACGGCCACGGCGTTCAGCCGGTAGACCGTGACCTCCACGGTGCAGCGGGCGTCGTCCTTGTCCAGCGTGGACGGGAACGAGGCCCGGCAGATTGGGGCCGCCTCGTATCTGAAGGCGGTCGCGCGGTTCTCGCCGGCGATGATGTCCTTCACGAACTCCTCGAAGGCTTTGCGAGGGATCGAGCTGCGGTACTTGTCCAGCGTGACGTCGGCGAGCTGCCGGATGGCTTTGATGTTCATGCGATCACCTCCCGCGCTGCTCGAGCGGGGCGATGATGATGTGGTCGACGCCGCGGCGACTGAGGCGGCTGGCTTCGCTGTCTGCGTCGCTGCGGTTTACTCGGCAGCCGTGGCAGGCATACGTCCCATCAGGGCGCTCGGTCAGAATTGCCCAGTTATATGCGTGGGTTTTGCTCGTGCGGATCAGTTGGTCTTTGTAGTAAAATTTCATGGTGTGCTCCTTTCTTAATTGGCCCGACCAGAGCCGGGGATCTTGGCGTTTTCAGCAGCAGGCGAAGATCGCGGTGATCTGCGCCTTGGTTGCTCTCTGGTAGCTGGAATAAAAAACACGACCGCCGACTTCTTGGTTGATGGCATAGTGGCCGTCGGCGTAGCGCTTAATGAGCCACACTTTGCGGGGGTTCCACTTGTCAACCTTGCGTGTCAGGGTCGTGTTGTTTCTTCTGCTTCTCATGGGGGTCTCCTTTCTTCGGCCCGGCGCTGCCGGGTGTTCTTGGCTACTGTGCGGCCGGTGCTCGTTTACCTCTGCGCTTGAAGCTCTCACGCAGCCGCCTCTCGGCGAGCTCTGCGCTGTACCCTTCGCGTTGGTTGGCGTCCAGCGCGCCGGTCGCGCCTCGCTGGAGCTCCTTGTAGATCGTGGTGTGGTGGACGCTCAGGCGGGCCGCGATGTCGACCGGCCGATCTCCGAGCAGATGCCACGCCTCGATCTTCTTCCTGTCCTCGAAGGTCAGGTAGCGGTACTTTCCCGTCAGTCTCAC